GTTTGGTGGAACAGCTGATCCATCTCCAGCATACCATTTGCCTGATATATCTTTAAAATATTGATTGCCGCCTATTTCAACCACCAAGGCATAGCCTGGGTCAGGTAGTACTGGACCAAGATCAAAGTCTTTACTAAATTCTGAATCCAATGACTGTCGTTGTTGAGTGGAAGCTGGATCTTTTTTAGCTTGATCCATGTAAAACGAAAGCGGCGTTTTAGCGTTAATTCTGGTGGCAGGATCCTTACGGTTACGCATACTGTCTAACCCTTTTTCAGAATTTTTTTGTAATCTTTGACTAGTGGCCTGATTAAGCGCATAGTTGGATACTGATGCTTTTGCGGCTCCGGCTAGACCGCCTTGTTTGAAACCAGTTTTAACAGCCGCGATGCCATCACGCATGGTGTCTAACAGGCCTTCGTTGGTTTTTTGTCGTTTGGTTAGCTCATGTATTTGCATCGGTTTTCCTTACGGAGCGAGTAAACTTGCCGGGGTCGCGTAGTTTGATAGCGTTAATTAGTTTACGTGTAAGGTTCTCTGCTTGTTCTGGAGTATAGGACTCGTCTATCTGCTCCAGCAGGCGAATAGCTGATGCTATAATATTATTAGCTCGATTTTCAATAATATGGCGCTGATCGCGCTCAATGTACATTGAGTCTAATTCTTCTAATAAACTACGAGTTTTCTTCTGCATTTTGAGTCAGGACCTTTTTATTATTTATTAGTTTTTACCGCATACATCATTGCAAATAACAAGGCGACCTTTTTCAAAAGTATCTATGGCCCACGTCTTTTCTACCTCAGAAAACCATGCTATACAATCAGCTAGAGGGTATTTTAATGCATTATTTTTATAAATCAATGGGCGTATTTGAGCATTTACTGCCGCATGATAATTACCGTATCCGTAAGTTTTGGGGCTAAATCCTAGATAACAGCATGGATAAACTTCGCCAACACTAGTGACATAAATTGATCGGCCGTTTTTGGCTTGACAGGAAATTGGCGCAGGTGATTTTGTTTCTGTTACATCTTCGAGTAATACAACATCGGTAGTTCGAGAACTGTATAATTGATTAAAATTGACATTAGGCGGATTTCCTAAAATATGTACTAGCTTTTTATGTTTGTTAAAAACAGGACCTTGGTTACGACCGTGATCGACCAGCTCAAATTTTGCAAATCCTAAAGATTTGCTTGTTGTTTCAGCTAATTTTTCTTGGTGTTTATTGTGATCAAATCTAATCATTTTCCAAAGGGCAACCCCACCTGCCTGAATAAATGTTTGAGCGTTTTTAATAATGGTTTTATAACTGGTGTTTTGCCTATATAAATGATGTGTATCATCTAACCCGTCTAGGCAAAAATCAACCTGTACTTTTAGCTTTGCTAAATCATGCCAGAATTTTTTATTCCTTGCACTGCCGTTGGTACTAACTTTTATTACGCAATTTGGAGAACAGTCTCTGAAATATTTAATTATATCTATAGCTTCCATATTCATAACTATGTCTCCAAAATTTCCATTGATATGTATTTTGTTGAGTTGAGCAATAAATTCAGGAGTAAATATTTGTTTAGCCTCCATCAACGTCATATTGTGTTCTATGTAGCCATCATTATATGGGTATCCGTAAAAATTTCGCGGGCATAGCGGGCAAGCCGCATTGCATTTACTAGATATTTCTAAATGTAAAAGTTTAATTTGATTAATATGGTACATTAACTTTGCTTGATTTGTCCAAGTAATGCTTTAAGTTTGTTACTGTTTACCTCAGCATTAATTTTAGGAGTATCCTCGGGTACAAATTCTGTGTCGCTTACCCTACTTTGTGCCTTTATATTATCTAATACTGAACTCTTTCTAAACGAATTTACTAGAGCAGAATCCTCGCCGGCGTCAGTAATGCGCAAAGATTCTAAGTTAAAATCAAGCTCAACTTTTTGTCCTACTCCACTGGAACTACGAGTTTTCATTAACTGTAAATTATACTTGCCGCGCTCACGCATGGCACGACTTGTAAAGATTCCAAACACATTATCTGCGGTATTAATCTTACTGATACCGCCCGAAATATGACTATGATCAAACTCAATTTCTTCTACTGCTGCTCGATTCAACTGAGATGCCGTTACAAATAATACATTAAGTTCACGTGCTAAATTGCGTAATTCTTCTGATACATATTTGTCTTTAACAAACAAGTCATTTGGACTGACCTTGGCTGATACAGGCATAATCAAATCTAAATAGTCAACACATAGAAAGTCGACCTTGCGTTTAGTTTTAACCTGTAGCTCTTTCAGATACGCACGGATATCGTTGACGTTTGACTGTGCTGGCATATATTTAATTTGTAAACCACCCGACTTTTTCTGTAGCATCTTAACCTTCATTTCAACAGTATCGATGTCTTTAAAAATGTCTTTGGAACTGGTGTTAGTCATCATGGAATCTAGTCGCATAGAACATAAACCTTCACTAAGTTCTAGTGTCAAATACACTCCGTTGAGTCCTGCTGTAGCCCAGTTGACTGCCAAGTTTTGCATAAACAAGCTCTTGCCCGAGCCGGATCCTCCGGCAAAGATCTGTAGTTCACCACGATTAAATCCACCATACAATAGTTTGTCTAAACTGGGCCAACCAGTAGAGTTTTGCCCATTACCGTCTTTGAGTTTTGTTAATCTAGCACGAGGATCATCAAAATAATCTGTACCTAAATCTTTTTGTAAACTGATTTGAACTGCGTCTTTGATTAACTTTTCAACCGGACTAAACTCGCCCTTTTCTAATAAATCTGCCGACTTTAAAATTGCCCGCTCAAGTTCTTGGCGTCTAGTAAAGCCTTCAAACTCTTCCATAAACCAATCAAAGTGACCGCTGTCAAGATTATCGATAGCGTTAAGGCGTACACCTGTAGCCGCTAGGATTTGTTCCGGCTGCGGAAGCGTTTTATGCTTGTCCGAGTGATCTTTGATAAATTCTGCCGCGGGTCTTAGACTGCGATCAAAATTTTCAGCGTTGTAAATGTTCTGTACACGCACAAAAGATTCTGCGTCTTGCAGCATCATCTCTAAAAATAATTTTTGAACTTCTAAGCTATAGTCTTTTAACAATTTGTTCCCTCATATACATCTATTGGAGATATACCTAAATCACACAAAATCATATTATATAAACAGATATCAAAGTCAAGATATCTTTTAATTTCACCTGGTGTTTCATATGCCATTAATGTGTTATACAATTCAATTTCTTTAGGTGTTGATTTTTTCAAATTTCTTTCGGTACGACACCAATGTTTTAGTTCCTCGTCAATATCTACACCTTGTTTAGCTAAAAAATCAAGCGTATATTCAACATGATTGATTTTGGTATCAATAGGGATCCAATGTATTTTTGTTGAATATTCAGGTCCAAACCAACGCATAATTGTATAACTATGCCCTTCTAATATAGGAATATTAGATAAAAATTTGGCGCCAGTGGGTGTAAAGAATAGATCTTTGGATTCAGGAAAATAGTTATACACCCCTTCTACTATACCCTTTCTGTGCCGTTTTAAAGGATTCATAATGTGAGCAAATACAATATCTTTATTCCAATCTATATCTCTAATATCAATGTATAACCATTTTAGTTTTACAAAAAATGTTCTATAGTGTGTGCTGGCGCATTTAGGATTAGGAAAGAATACTAGATCAATTGACGGATGTTTGTAAGCTAGCATTCCCGAAGATTTTTCCTTCAGATACAATGGCTCTAAACATTGCTGTAATAATAAATTTGTATCAATCATATATTTTTTTTAATTTCTTCTTTCTTAACTCAATTTTAATTTTACTAGTTTCTCTGTTCTGTAATATAATTAGCAGGGTTCCTAGCACCCCATAACGAATCACAGCATCGTTTACATCCTTGATTCCCTCGGGCCAGTTGGGCATACTAACTGCCCATCCTAGCTCTAATGCCCGGTCTATTAGCTTTATACCAGCTTCATCATAGTCTGGTACTACCGTAATATCCTTGCCTAAACTTTTAATTACCTGTACCTGTTGCGTATTAATATCATTGTGTAATACT